CCTGTGACAGCGGCTGTCTAGCTTCCTCACGAAAACTAAACAGGGATCGAAATCCAGAAACATTAGGGAAAACCAGGTCTGAGAGTTAATGACATCACACCAGTGTCAAGTGGAGGTACCACCATTTGGTCTTCCACACCGTGACAAAGCGTCACGGAGAGATCCCCACGTAGCCGACACGGAGTCAACTACGCCCTAAGCGCTACCATCAGAACGCTCACTGGGGCGAGCGCCATCTTGTAGCTCATCAGGGTTGATCTTCAAGATCGACCCACGCTTCTCGAAAGAAGCCAGATGATCCTCCAAGTACCCATGGATACGGTACGCTTTAAGGAAGCGCTCCAAAGAACAATCGGCGGACGTGACCTTAGAGATGATGGCCTCCAAAGACTCGTGGTCGAAGTCTGGGATACGCGGGAACTGCTCCCTCGCTTCCAAGAGCTTATCAACGATAGCCTCGAAAGGCATTCGAAGAGAAAACTCAAGGAGACGAAGGTCAGCGCCCATCTCAGCTGCTACAATAAAGGATTTCACAAAACGCCGGTAGTCCATTGTCCATTGCTCAAAAGCTTTGGCTTTCCCCTCTTGATATACTCTTTTGAGTATGTAGTCAAGGGACTTCGGGACGTATTTGATAACCCAAGTTTCGAACTTGGTAAGTCCGGTACGTGTCCGAAGGAATTCTGCGTAGAGATCCTTCGCTAGTCGCGTAAAGATAGCTACAGCATGCATTTCATCCGTCACAGTGCGCGGACTCACCGTTCCAATGAACGGGCGACTCCATAAGCTTACATCACGTCGCAATGCGGCCATGTAAGTCCAAATGGAGACTCTCTGTAAACCAGCCCAGGCAAGTTTGCCTGTGGACGGAGCAAAGAGTACGCTCAGTACCCATGTAACAATGGGATGCTGTCGCCCTGCCCTAAGTGCCTCTGTGAGATCCTGCCATACGGCAGGAGACACAAAGTACTTAATCAATTTGCCTAACCATCCAGATGTCTGGAGATCGATCCAACCACGTCTCAGCGCACGACAGAAGAGTTCTGAACGTGCAGGTAGGGATTGAATCCCTACCTCCTCACGAAGTGAGAGAGGAGATATGTTTGTTCGACCAACGTATGTCTGGTTAGCAAAGTTGAACATACCCAAGAAACTAGTGAAGGATTTCGCTAGTTTAATGAGTATGGAGAAAGAGCAGCATATATGGTAATATGCCCAGCCTACCTTGCCCCCGGCTATGATTACATCGTCGCCGAGAACAAGATACCCAGTGTATGGGAATTCACCAACTCTCCAAGCGGCGAATTGAACCAGTGCATGGTGCACTAGTGCCAGCGCTGCCCACGAGGACAACGCTCCCATAGGTTGCCCTGTTCCATACCGCACGGTAACGACCTTTGGTGGGGTCGCAATGTTGTCTTTCAGCCATTTCTGAATTTCATCCTCAGTATAACCAGATAGCTTAGTCATCCACGCATGTTGAGATCTGTATTCCTGTACTAATCCCCTGGGTAGGGGTTTTGGTTGAAGCTCTTTAGGAGCTACAAAATCTCTATCTACGAGGAGCTTGAGCCAGAGGTCAGTGACTTCGGGCCCGAGGATTACCGACATCATGGTACGGTAAAGTTGAAGAGGAATTGTATCCGTGGCCGCGCTGAGGTCAAAAGAATATATTTCCGAGAACCCCTTCTCGGAGAAGGCTTTTACTTTGCCTTCTTGATCGAAAGTCGCGTCCATCGGAAGGTTCTTCAGCAACTTAAACATCCACTCGTGCAGAGGCTTGAGGACCATTTGTGTCCAATAGTCTACTATGGCGATAACTCTGATCTTCCCTGCAGGCTCATAAAGAGCATGCAGACGACCCAGAACAAGT